CGACCCCGGCCTCGACAGTTGCGATGAGGTCCGGGCCGTCCATTCTGCGCCGCACCTGGTCAAGCATCAAAAAATGGTACGATTTGTCGGCGCGTATTCTCATCCATGTTTGTATCACGCTGTAATCTGCGCTCGACTTCAGGCTGGCCGCCAGGTCGATAGTCTGGAACACCAGGCCAGCGTCCGCCGGGACATCGTGCGCCAGGCCGCCGCCGCGAAGCTCGATGGTCGTCTCCCCGGGGTCCGCCCAGCGCCAGTACCGGAACCAGTCGGACTTTAAGACCTCGCCCCCGGGCGCTGTGGGCCTGCCCTGGTACATCGCGTTGAACCAGTACGACCCGACCACGCCCCGCGTCCGTTCCAGGGCTTCGGCGCTGTAGCGTTCAGGCCATAGCGCCGCGCCGGGCTTGCGGTCCAGCGGGTCGTCGTCCCCGGCGAGCGCGGGCAGGTTGATGATCTCCCAGGGTTCGCCGCCGTCCCGGGCCTCGGCGATCAGGCGGCCCGCCAGGTCGTCTTCGTGCCAGCGCGTCATCACGATGATGACGCGGCCCCCGGGTTCGAGGCGCGTGTATAGCGTGGAGGCGAAGAAATCCCAATGCTTCGCCCTGATGGTCGGCGACATCGCCTCCTGGGCGTTCTTCGTGGGATCGTCCAGGATCGCGAGTGAAAATCTTTTACCGGTCACAGCTCCGCCCATGCCTGCCGATAGGAGCTTCCCCGATGTCCCCTGCACTTCCCACCAGTCGGCGCGGCTTACTCGCGGGTCAGGCTGTACGCCGAAGACCTGCGGGCCATACATCGCCAGGGTGTCCCGGCATTGGCGACCCCACGCCGCCGCGAAGTTCGCCTCGTAGCTGGTCAGGAGGATGCTTTCGTCGGGCCAGCGGCCCAGCACCCAGGTCGGGAAGTAGTGCGAGACAAGGGTGGACTTACCGTGGCCCGGGGGCATCGACACGATGAGCCGCTGGGTCTTGCCCGTGGCGACATCCATCAGGCGGTCAGTCAGCAGGCGCAGATGCGGGGCCAGGGTCCATCGGTTGTTGGTGCATAGCATCGCCAGGCCCGCCGGTGTCTCCGCTGCCAGCTGTAACCACTCGGAGCGCGTCAAGGTATCGGGCGCGTTCTCCGGTGTCGTTGAGGATGATGCTGTTGATGTTTCCATTTGTTGATGGTGTCTCTATGTTGGCTTCCAGTCGGTGGACCACGGGGACATCGATGCCCATCAGCCGGGCGCGGCGCTCCATGATCTTGAGTAGTCGGTCTATCTTCGAGTTCAGCCGCTTCACGCGGGCCGATTCCCGGCGGTCCTGATCGTTGATGCGCTCCTCCTCATCTTGGATCGACTCGCAGGCGGTCGCCGGTTCGAGGTCAGCCTCGGTCGGCCACAGGTGTGAGGCCAGCCGGTCGAGCCTCCACGCCTCGACCTGGCGCAGTTCGTCGCAGGGTTCCTGGAGCATGTTACGGAGGGCGCGCTGCACGACGACCCGGGGGCTAGAGTGATCCTTCCAGCCCAGGGCATCGGCGATGTGCTGGTAGGTATGCCCCCGCAGTCGAAGCTCGACAGCCGCCGCCGCCTTCGTGGTGAGCGTGGGGTCCAGGGTAGGGTTGCGGACTAATGGCCGCCCCGTTTTTCGGGGTACGCGGATGGGGCGTTTGGTGTACGGGTCGTCCCCGTTCAGCGCCTCCAGGTCCGCATCGGTCAGCTTCGAGGGGTCGCCGGGCGCGGCGGCCTGGTCGCTGGGTTCGGGGTTCGGCGCAAGGGGATCGTTGTCGGTGTTTCCGTTAGTCTTCCCCATCAGGAAGTGAAGCCCAGCAGGTTGGCGTAGGCCTTATCCCCTCCTGCTCCCCCTGTAAGTACGATGCTGGTCTCGTTTCCCTCGGTGATCTGGATGGGGCTGGCGAAAGAATGGACAACAGGCCCATCGCCACCAGGCGCATCATCATCGATGACGCTCGACTGGAAAGTAAGCTGGATGATGGTAGTCGTATCATCCTTGATAGCACAGACCATCATGTCGGGATCACTACCGGATGCGGCTTGAGCCGAACAAATAAAGCCCGTGAGATAGTGCGACTTGTTAGACTCCGCCGCGTGGGTTGCGGTCGCGGCCCCTGATGAGCCTGCCGCGTACTCCGTCCAGGTTGAGATAAACGCCGAAAGCTGGCCCTGTAGTTTTTCAAGTCCCATCGTTTTGTCCTTCTGTTTTTAATGTGTTAGTCCGTCCCTGCCGAAAGAATAACCTCGGCAGGTGATGCCGTCAATATATCCACCGAATCGCCCGGCCAGTCTCGGCTCCGCAAAGGGTTACTTTATCCCGCGCCCTGGTCATCCCGACATAGAAAAGCCGGGTCAGGCTGTCCGGGTCTTGCTGCCCCTGTCGCTCTCCTTCCAGGCTCAAGTCGGGGAACAGATACACCGAATCCGCCGCCCCGCCTTTGACGCTGTGGATGGTCCCTACACACAGGCGGGGAGTCTCTCGTAAGGCGCGCCCCCCTTGCCTGTTTTGCACAGTCAAGGCCATTTTCAGCGCCCCGTTTTGATGCGAGTCCAGAACATGATCGCGGAAAAAGTCCACGCCCCCGCCTTCGATGTGGGCGACCAGGCGCTGGGCTTTCTCCATGTCCTCCCCCGTTAGCAGGCTGGCGATCAAGTCCAGGTTTATGATCTCCTGGGCGGCCTTTTTATTCTTGGCTATTTTTTTTATCAGGGTTTTTGACCCCTTCGGCATCCCTGTGGTTTTCGCGTTGAGGATCTCCACCCATCGCCATAGTTCGCCCCAGGTCCACAGCCGGGGATCTTCCCAGGTTCCCGGGTCGGGTCGCAGGTAGTTAGACAGGCGGAAGGCCGCCCCTTTGTGGGGTCGGATGGGATTCCACCGCCCATCCTCGCGCCTGTATGGGTTATGAAACGGGATGCCATCCTTCCGCATCGCGGAGATCAGGGGCGTTAGCATATACGCGCAGGAGGCGAGAACCATCACATCCATCCCCTCGTCTAAGTCCCTCAAAATACGAGCCAGGGCCATCTCCGGGCGCTTAAATGTTATCTTCTGGTTTATCTCCACGCTGCCGCCCTCCCTCTTGGGCTTGTATATCTTGCGCTGCCTAATCGCTACCTGCGCGATCCAGTTGTCCGCGTAGTCTTTCACGACTGAGGGCAGGCGGTAGGTTTCCCGCAAGAATTTTTTTCGCTCGTCCGGTATGTCCGGTTCCAGGAAAGCGTCCGGGGTTGCGCCCCTGAACCCATAGATGCTCTGATCGTCATCCCCTGCCATCACAGTCTGCCGCATGTGCTTACCCCACTTGCGGACCAGTTCAAGCTCCAGGGTTGAGAAGTCCTGCACCTCGTCAAAGAATCCGACAGCGGGATGGCCGGGGGCTGCGCCTACATCCTCCAGGGACTTCTCGATCAAGTCGGTAAAGTCCATCCATCCGTTTGCGTCCTTCCACGACTCCCAGGCCGTGGCCGCCATCCTCGCCTGTTCGGGCCATTGTTCACGCGGGACCATCCGGGATCTCAACAGGTGATAAGCCGCCATCGGTTTCCCGCTGATGGACTGCGCTATCGGGTCATCCCCTTCCCCCTTCTCTTTAATCGTCAGGGTCGGGATCTTCGTCTCGATGTACTTGTTCCACTCCTTGATGCGGGCCGGTGTCTCCGCGAGTTCAGGCTGGCCCAGGGCGCGAAAACAAAACGAGTGCAGCGTCCCGACCTGCTTCTCCATGCCGGGGGCGGCTGTCCTCGTCGCGATCTCATGCGCCGCCGCTTTTGTAAAAGACACGATCAGAAGCTCCGAAGGCGTGTATTTTCTGAGGGCGCTTTCCGTCTGCTTTGTAAGATAATAAGTCTTGCCGGTCCCTGGCGGCCCAAAGACGCGAAACTCCCCGCCGATCTCTTTCTTTTCGCTCATCCTTATATAACCTTTTATTTTGTAAACACTTCCGAAACAAAAAGCGCAGGACTTACCCTTTTCTTGTAAGCCTCCCATCATCCCCCTGCTTACAGTTGTCTTTCACCTAAACCCTTTATTATTCTTTCCTTAGCTAACCTGTAAGCCAGTAAGACTGTAAGCCAGTAATTTTTTCCATCCCAGATGTAAAAGTTTTCCCTATATAGAGGGGCCGCATCAAACCCCTGGAAACTCCGAAAGCGGCGCGGCCCAGTAGCTCGTAGCAATAACCTTCCCCTCCACGCGCCCCGACACCTTGCGGCGCTCCATGCCCGCCAGGCGCAGCATCTGCGTAATGTCGGCAACGCTCATCCGTGTCCCCTCGCGCATCAGCATCTCCCGTATCCTGGCGGCGTTAACAAATATCTCCCCCTCCCTCTTAAACGGCGACCGGGTCGGCAGCGCCAATTCCCAGCGGTTCTCCCCCTCGTCATTAAACGGACGCGCCCAGGTGTTGCACAAGACCTCGACCCACTCGCGGACCTGGTCCTGGCGGTCGTCGATGTCCGGGTCTTTAACCTGTCGCACCCTCATCAGGTTCTGGAGTATATTATCCCACCGCGCCCGCGTGACGCTCGACGGGATCACCATCCCGAAGTTAGCGATGAACAGGTCTTTAAGCCCCTGGACGCTGCGAAGATCCCGCGCCGATCCGATGGGGACGACTCGCGGCGACTCCTCGCCCGTGTCTATTTCAAGCCAGAAGCGCGCCTCCTGCATCCCGTGTTGATAGAAGCCCGCGATGCTGTAGCCCATCGCCTGCAAGCCCAGCATCGCGCCCAGGTTCTTTAAGACCGTTTCCTCGTCCGCGTCCGTTTCCTCCTCCAGGGTCACGCTTGCGGCGCTCATATTGTTGGCGCTCTCGGCGCGTAGGATCGTGTGCAATAAATACCAGTCGGGCCGGTCCAGCTTGAGGTCCATCGAGTAGCGCCGCCGAAAGTCGATGATAAGATCGACGACTTCCTGGACACTCCATCCCGCGTTCAGCGCGATGGCGGCCAGGCTGAAACAGTACGCGGATGGGCTGTCATCTTTGAAGTCGGGCCGGTTGTGTTCAAGCGTCCGCTGAAACTTCGGGGTCATGGCGCACAGCCCCCGGACCTTCGTCTGGTCGGGCGCGGCGTTCGCGTCGAACTTGATAGCCTCC